AACAACAACGATCACAATTTTCAGATTTTGCAGGCACAGATTGATAACCTGCAAAAGCAACTGAATGAACTGAATGATCTCAAAGAGATGTTCAGACTACCAAAACCTCAAAACAAGGATCGTAAGTTGTTTGATGAAAAAGAGTGATTTTCAAATACTCCAACCTGTGCAATGGCACGACGTAAAAGGTTACATTTCTTTTATTGATGATGCTTATCTAACGATATGCTTCATTGATCAACCTCTTCCTGAGTCAGCAAACTCTAGATGGGGTCGTCACTACGCAAACATTATTGTATACCCTGAATATTGGCATGAAGTACGCTGTCGTTTGGATGAAGAACAAGAAGAAGGGATGCACGTCCCGCCAACAAGCGACCTTCTTCAATTTGGAAGATGCCGCTCTGTGGGAACAGCACATAAACAAAACCCTACACGTCAGAACTGACATCATCCCTATCTACGGTGACAGTTAAGATAGTGTCCACTAGGGTGTCCGCATGACCTCCGCACCCACTATACTATAGAGGTCATCAAGGGAACACCCAATGCAACTCACTAACTCTGTCTGTATCGTTGACTTCTTTCCTGAAGCATTCATTGCTGAAGCATGTGATGTTCACGGTATCAAAACTGTTGTTAAGCGTTTTGTCAAGCGTGTTACCTTCCCTTCCGATTATGGTAAGGACATGGTATCTTGGTCAACTATCACAGCATTGACCTTTGCTAACGAAGTCAATTCACGTATCGCTGGTGGTGCAGATGTTACTGCATTTCACACTGATAAGTGTCCTGATAGCTACTCTGGTTTCTCCTGTGTGTGCTGAGAGGCACCTAGGAGCGACTGTAATGCCCCTCTAACCTATTATTGCTATGGAAACCCGATCTTTGAACTTGAGCGTTAATCAACTCAATTTCATTATTGATATGATGTGGGATTTAGATCCCAAAGTTTGCAAGAGACTTGCAGAACAGAATCAGATGGATGATATTCAATTGCATGATCAACTACAACACCAACTTCACACCAGAATCCATGACTGATCTTAACAAATTTATTGAATCTATGGCATCCCTAGAGGAAAAAGCAGCAGAGTTAGAAGTAACTGTAGATCAACTTCTATCACAATTGAACAGGCGTGTGACACTACACAAACTGCCACACCAGAGGATGCACGGTCACTGATCCTTGCTATAATAAGTTCATACACAACAAAGGACACACATGACCAACACCTCATTCGCTGAATTCGTAGCTACTGCTCCAGATAGAGCAGATAAAGCAGCAGAAGTATACAAGTATACTCAGTTACTTTGCCAAGCACTCATTGACAACTACATTGAGGATTGTGTGCATTCTTACAAGCGTAGTATTCTTACTGCTTCCTCTCAGTGGGACATAGACTACAATACCAAGCGTATTGAAGAAGTCAAGCAGAACCCTGATTATGATTTCGTGATTGAATCTGGTAGAAAATACCATAAGATCGTGATGGTCAACAATCAGCGTAGTGTACACGCATTTGTTGATAAGAAGACAGGTGAACTTTACAAAGCAGCAGGTTGGAAATCTCCTGCTAAGCACGTACGTGGTAATCTTTTAGATTCCGCTAGTCGTGAGGACATCTTACAGCGTTGCGACTGGGCAGGCGGATATCTTTACATGCGTTGACACGCAACCCCTTATACATTATAATACATAGGTCACTCCACTTCTTCCTCTCATGCCAGTTCCTAACTTCTATCTCGTTGCTGACGGCAACGCATACGCACTAGACAAAGATGGTGCTCCCTTTGGTGCTCCAGTATTTGAAGACAATACCGTTGATTGGGATCATAGCTACGATTTTAGTGAAGATCTAGAAGATGATGAACTAGAGTACATTGCACATATGTGCCAACTCCTTGTACAAGCACAAGGATTGACTATTGAACACTACAATGAGGTTTTTGTTAAATGAGTAAACCCAATCCACTAGCAGATTACATTGCTACGCTAGTCGAACCATTTTCTAATCGTTACACACGAGGTGAGTATACTATTACTGTTACTCCTCGTGCTGATCTAGATGATGAGGGTGTTGATCGCTATTGGCGAGCATTCTCTAAGTTTCCTAACGATTTTGCTGCAGCATTGAACAAGATGCTGCCTCGTGACGTAGACTTTATTTCATACGATCACCTCTCCAACCAACTCACACTCCTTAAAAAATGAACAACGAAGACGCACTCCGTATTTCTGAGCAACGTGACGCTATTTACGACTGGGTAGTATCGAGGTTCAGGTATTTCATGGAGAATGATGAAATCGACAATGCACTGTGCCTTGCTGATGAATTCTTTGAGTGGATGGATCCCGACCAACTACATAACGAGGATACCTTATTTTTTAACGAGGATGAACTCCAAGAACGATTCCTTGAAATCACAGAAGGTTGATGACACCATGAAGACATTGATACTTGATTATATTAATCAGAGTAACAGTGGTAATCATGCTCAAGCAGAAGTCATCTTACATAAGATTAATACGATGAGGAAGCTAACTGATGTCAGTTAATTGTATATCAGCGTTTCCTTCTCCTATCTTACAATTCATTATCCCTGAGTTTGCTGATGTACGTCAGCAGATAGTGGATAACATTTATTCTGTGATGGAAACAACTGAGTCTGTTAGTCTATCAAATGATGGTGGATGGCAGTCTCCCAAACAAGAACCACAACCAAAGCTACTGTTTAAAAGTGTCGATAGTATAATGACACAATTTCTTAATGAAGAATTACAGTACAACATTGGTAATGTGTGGTATAATGTCAACACTGAAGGATCATTCAATCATAAGCATACTCATCCAGGATGTGATCTTGCTGCTGTATTCTATGTGAAAGTTCCTGAAGGTGATTGTGGTAGGATTGAGATCGAGAATCCAAACTATTTCAATCAGGTTAAACTACTAGATGCGATGAAACCAGATATCAAGGAGAGTATGATTGCATTTACTTCTATGTGGTTTAACCCTGTAGAAGGCACTGGTATCATATTCCCATCCCATCTAATGCATCGTGTATCAAAGAACAACACCAAAGAAGATAGGATTAGTATTTCATGGAATATGCACGTAAACTGATTGCAACTGTTGCTGCTGGATTATGTCTGGGTATGGCAACTACTGCACTAGCTAACGAAGACAAGATTACACAAGGACTATTCTCGTATGATGCCATGGGTTGTATGCTCCTACGTGAGTGTACTGATGACATTGAACCAGTATGGGGAGTTGGTCTATTGAAGCAAGAGTTTCCTGATACTAATTGGGATCCTGTAGCACATGAGTTTACTCGTATGCTAAATGCTCTCACATTGATTGATGTACAGGTATTTCTTGCAGACCAAAAGTATTTCCCTGTTGGTCATCGTGGTGTGTACCACACTGTCAGTAATAAAATGTACTTGAACAGGAGTTTTATGCATCGTCCCTCTACACTAATGAGTGTAATGAGACATGAAGGATGGCACGCTGCGCAGGATTGTATGGCAGGCACCATTAATAATAACATGATTGCTATTATTATGGATGAGGAGAAAGTACCACAGATCTGGCAAGACATTGCTACCAAGACATATGAAACTATGCCCCATGCTATTCCATGGGAGAAAGAAGCTACATGGGCGGGTAAAACTGAACGTATGACCATGAAAGCACTAGAATCGTGTGCTCGTGGACAAATGTGGACAGATTATGAACCGACACCTATGACACGCGAATGGTTGGAGAAGAATGGATATATCAAATAAACATAAACTCATCTTACTCACTCATAGATATGGTTCAGAAGACCTCTACATCGAAATCCCGCGCCAAGTCCGCAAAGACCTCAACTGGAAAGAAGGTGACACGCTCATCTGGGAGATCCAAAGCGACAACAGCATCGTCATTAGAAAAGAACTTAGCGTCTCTGAATACAAAGAAGAAGAAATCGCAAGATATCTCCAAGAAGAGTACGAGAAAGACCCCGACTCATTCTACCAAGCGCACTACGAAGGATAGAGGTGTCAAGCATACACGAACTAAGAACACTGAGTTGTTCCCATGTCGTAGTATGCCATGGAGACTTGAACCACGTACAGGTAAATTTAATCTATCGTGGTTCATGTGTTTTGATCATGCAGTAGATCAGATTGAACGTCAACAATTAAAACCAAATGATTACAAGCTACAATGCCACACCAGTGTGCCATTATCTGATCCTCTTACAGGTGATGTAAGAACACAACGTTATGTCGTAGGTTAATGTCAAAAGAACAACTCATCAAAGCATTAGAACAAGTTCTTAATGTTAAGTGTCAAACCATTTATACCAAGAACTCTCAAGGAATTGAAACATTACGTTATCAATTCACAATACCTCTTGATAAAGCAAAGTAATAGTGGTATAATTATATGTGAACTCCACTATTACTACCATGGATGACAATAAGAAGTTTGACTTTAAGGAAGAAATGGAAGTACAAGCTAAGTTTGAAAGAGAACTTGGCATCATCGGTGAACATATAGCACAATATGATGATGCTACGTATGAAGCAGTAGAAACTGATTACACTACCCAATCATGAGACTTACACCAGACGAATGTGAATACCTAGTTCTATGCCTACATAGGACTACTGAGTTCACTAAAGCTACTAATCGTGAAAATCACGACAGAGTGGAGCAAAAACTCAAAGACTATCTCTATCGAGTTAAGTCATGATCATAAAGAAACAATGAACAATTATGGACTAGAGATAGCATTCTGGGTTATAATAGGATGCTATTTTGTATACCTCTGGGAGGAACGTAAGTCATGAAAATGAGAACCCAATTCAGTGTGCCTACACTTCAGGAAGATATGAAACATAGAGACACACTGTTATCGCTCCTTAAAGAACGTGCATACAAGCATGGTAATTTTACACTGTCATCAGGTATTGAGAGCGAACACTATGTCAATTGTAAACCTGTCACACTCTCATGTGAAGGTAATGCATTGCTATCACATTTGTTAATTCCACATGTGGAAAAAGATGCCGTAGCTGTCGGTGGGTTGACATTAGGTGCTGATCCATTAGTTGTTGGTATTGCACAGAAAGCATACTATAAGTGTAGTAGGCACATTGATGCACTTATCATTAGAAAGAACCCTAAGGGTTATGGTACAAAAGAAGTGATCGAAGGTAATAAACCACCAAAAGGTTCTGTCATTACTGTATTAGAAGATGTTACCACAACAGGTAATAGTGCTATGATTGCAGTTAATGTTCTCAGAAATGCAGGATACAAGGTCAATAGAGTTGTAGCTATTGTAGATAGAATGGATGATCATAGTATCTGGAATGATGCTAAGATTGATTTCAAATCTCTTTACACACTGCAAGACCTTATCAATGCATAATTTCTTACCAACAGAATACTTTGATTATAATGGTCGCCCTAGAACACCTGAACACTTACTCATGTTGATCAGTGAACTAGAAGGATCATACCAACATCTCAAATTCATGGGATACAAAGATGACATGGACACACTTGATGAAATTAAACAACGTTATTACAAAGAATACTTCAAAGCAAAAAAGCATTCCAAATGACGTGCTATACAGAATCTATCACAAAGCTAGATTAAAAGCACATAAACTACGTCCAGTACGTACACATTACAATGCTAACACATACGGATGAAAACATTTACTAATACATCAACTAAACCATACGATAGGCATTACTATAAGGTTGAATTGAATGGTCAGTCAATTACATTGGAAGACTATGAGATGGTGAGACAAGTGTGTTACAAAACTGATGCAGTTGTTACTGTAATGGACTATACCAAGAAGGGATTCAAATAATGTATAATATCATCCCCCTATTCCCAACACTAGTCTATCACACTAACATCAAAACAAATGTCAATGAGTTGATAGACTATTGTTATGAACAGAAAAGAAAGGATGATGTAGGATCAACATACGAACAAAGATCAGGTGTTAACTCATATCAATCTAATTATCTACCAATCATAGAACCATTACAATCAGTAAGGGATAAGGTAGATGAAATACTAAGTGAAGTATGTACTAGAGAAATATATCATGATGCTAATTGGATTAACATTAACCCAACAGGATCAAGGAATGTACAACATACACATCCTGGTTCAGAGTATTCAGCAGTATATTATCTGAAGAATGAAAGCAACACAGGTATTGTATTTGTAAACCCATATCAACATACTGCACATCACATCACCACATACACTAATCAAAAGCTTGTAGAAGATACACGAGCATCACCACAATACAGGATAGAACCAACTCAAGGTGATCTATTATTATTCCCATCATACTTACCACATTGGGTAGAAGAAAACAAGGGAACAGAGGATAGAATTAGTATATCATGGAACATTAACATGATCACTGATAGTATGCAGAGAAAGATATTATTGTGACACATATGTACCACTCTCCGCACATTGGTGTAACAGGGTTTTCCACAGTTTTGACACAGGTTGTGGAAAACTTTTGTAATCATTAAAAAAATATAGGTAAGGTGCGGTCACGAAGCTGTCTTAGGCTGCATCCTACCGAAAGTCAAGTACGGTTGTGCCAGTTGTTTTAGTGTCACAACAAACCTCAGAAACACTTGCAAAATACTCAGAGATCCTTTATAATAACAGCATGGTTCTCCAAAAGACTCGGAAACACACTTTGTGACCTTTTGAGTTTTTTGGGAATCGCACTTTTCCACACCCTGTGGAAAACTCAAAAAGTTAAAAAGTTTAATTTTTAAGTTTCTTATAAAAGTAAGAAAGTTAAAAAACTCATTTTTTAAGATTTTGAGGTTTTTTGAAAAATTTAATTTTAAGATGTTTGTGAAAACGTACGAAAACCTTGATAGTTCAGCCATTAATAGGTTGAAAATTGATAAAGATGTAGTATTTGTTACATATCAGAGTAATATTGACAAAGAATACGAATTTAACTGTGAAAACACAGTAGAATTCGATGAAAAAGTGTCAAATACTCTTAAGAACAAAGAATCTATTGGTAAACTACTTAATACTAGTATTAAAGAAGGCAAACTCGTTGATATCACTAAATAATTGCACTGTTTGAGGTAAATTACCGCAAAATCAATGTCCAAACGTTATAAGAACGAAGGCAACAACAAGTACAATCAAATTAATGACGACTTTGAAGATTATGGTTACAACGTAAAGAATATTAGGAGATCACATAAGAAGAAGGTAGCAAAATTCAAACGAGAAGACAACTACTATGAGGACAGTTAAATAAGTGGCATAGCTATTGCCCCATTCCATCCTGTATGCTCTATATTAAGAGTGTACAGGATTTTATTATGCAAAACTTCAATGAATTCATCAACTACGTCTATGCATTTTATGGTGACGGCGGGATCTATGATCAAAAGCGCACTAAGGAACAAATTGCATTTGCCCTTTGTTCTTATCTTGACGATATCGATGCCCGTGATGATGACTATTACAGTTGGGGATATGGTGACAGTCTAGACCGTGAACGGGTGAGAGATGTTATGAATGACATCTATGGTCCTGTGCCAGTTGTTGCCACTGAATCACATTTTAATGACTGCGGGGTGAAAATCCTCAACTAGCTGACCAGTTGGATTAGTGGCACAGTGGGTATACCAATTGGCACCCGCTGTGTCTATAATAAGAACATACACAACACAGAAACGATTTTATGTACACAGTTCAATGCCCTGCTCTCGGTGAAGAGGAAATGACAAACGACCTCGACCGCGCAACCGATGTTTGCTACAGCATGGCAGAAGAGTCTGGATCATGGGCGGGTGTCCGTGATCTTATGGGAGATGTGATCATTGAGTATGGTGACATTATGCAGGCAGTTGCCAACGGTGACCTGTAACCAGTTCACAAACTGTCACCCATCCTGTTGAAAGGGTGGGCGGCTGCTCTATAATATAAATGTGGGTCAGGTTAGATTCCTGATTAAACAGACGTGGGTCTAAAGATTCGTGAACTGCTTCTAATTTGGTGAAGAGAAAGCACGAAATTACCACACGCCCACTTATTCACACACAGGAGAACTTATGCCAAATTGGTGTCACAATCGTGTTTCATTCTATTCAGAAAACGAAGAGCAAATAGAAAAGCTCTATAAGTTATTTGATGGTGAAAATGTATTTCAAAAGATCAAACCAGCTCCAGACTGGAAGAACACACCAAACGAAGCAGGTCAGCTGCCTGTTAAAAAAGAACATAAGAACCCAGATGGTAAGGTAGTCTGGACATCATATGATTTTCCTGATGGAAAGAATGATGACAGATGGTATTCATGGAATGTTGACAACTGGGGAACTAAATGGGATGTTGACCCATCATGTGACCATTTCGACGGCAATAGCTTTGAATGCGAATTTGAGACGGCATGGGCTCCAGCAGAGGGAATCTTCTATGAGATAAGAGAGAAATTTCCTGATGTTGACATGACGTGGTTTTATGATGAACCAGGAATGATGGTTGCAGGATACCTAGGACAGTAGAGAAACTGTCACATAGTGGGTTGCATGTGTGACCCACTAGATTATAATAAGAATGTACACAACACATTCACTATTATGTTTTTTAAGCACGTTCAACTTCACGAGTACGATTTAACAGACAAGGGCATCTCTCAAGCATGTTACGATGAAATGAAGCGTGACGGTTACATTCTACCAGAGGATGAGTTGAGAGTGCTTGCTGATTACAAGCGTGAACAGTTTAAAGACTATATGCGTCCACTGTTCGCGTAGCTGTGACAGTTTATAAAGTGGCACCCTATCGCTTCACAAGGGTGCTGCCTGCACTATAATAAACACATACACAACACACACGGTATTATGTCAACACTACATCATGAAAACTTACTTGAGACATGCTGGGATGAAGCATGGGAGAACTTCAGAGTAAGTAACAAGTTAACCGAAGATGAATTGAACTGGTTAACTAACAACACTCTAGGCACATTGGACGCAATAGAGAAACAAGCACAAAGACTATTCGAGGGTCTATGTCAGTAGAAAAGTATTGGAACATATGCTCTTTTCTTAATGATGAAGAGGTGCATAAGGTCTGGGACATTATAGACAATGCTCTAGACCGTAAGGGGTGGGTAGGCACTGCTGATGATGCAGAATTGTCAATCCGTTTGTATGATCCTAATCTCAAACAAAACATTGACGCATCAACAGAGTATGACCCCGAACCATTTGAACAGGATAACCCCTTCTTTCACGTCACCTAGCTGTGACACTTGACAAACTGGCACGGGGTGGGTTGTATTGTCCCCCCGTTGCCCTATAATAAACACATACACAACAAAGGTCACACACATGCGCCAAATCGAAAGACAAATGAACTCAGCGATCAGAAACAAGACTGATTTCTGCAAGTCAAACACCATGGTAAGACATGAGGACGGTTACGCCTTCGTTTATCTTCACGGGAACCACATTGGCACTGTTGCCGATGATGGGGCGTTGACCTTGTTTGATGGTGGGTGGAGATCCAACACCACCAAATCACGCCTTAACGCTTTATGTGATGAGTTCGCCAGAGGTTGCGGCGTCTTCCAGAAAAACTGGGAGTGGTTCGTTTCAACTCGTGGAGGCACCCAAGATTTCGACAGCGGGGTGACCGTATGAATGAAAAGCAATTAATCAGACTTCGTGAGCAACTGCAAGAGGATCTGATCTGTTGGCGGGAGGGCAATGACCTCCCAGACCATCAAGATGAGGTACTATGCGACATTGTACTAAATGCGTTCATCGATGCAGCAGGCGTGTAGACCAGTTCACGTAGTGGCACACAAGCTCTGGCAACAGGCACGGGTGCCCCTATAATAAGAGAGTAACACACACAACACACCATGAAAAGAATTGAAATCGCAATGGGTCGCAACATTCCAAACAGCGGCACAGTGACTGACCATATGATGAACGAATTCATCAAGTCAGATATCATGCCTCTGTTTGAATATGGAACGTTCATTGATGGCGAGGGGTTTTGGAAAGGTGAGTTTGAGAAGACTAAAATTTTCTACATTGAACTAGAAGACAGAGAGGTCCTTGACGCTATGCCTAAGTTTGAGGCAATCGCTGCAGCATACAAGCGAGCATTCAGACAGGAAGCAGTGATGATCTCAACCGTTGAAACTCACTATGCATTCACATGACGACCAAACAACTCAGAAAACTTGCTAAGAAATACGGGTGGATCTTCACCCGTAGCGGCGGCAATCATTTAATATATCGCCGCGGCTCTGATCAATTGACCATCCCACTTGCCACCCGTGGATTTGTGGGGCACCAAATCAAAAAGCAAATCACAAGAGCATGAGCCACTATAACATGCCATACCTACCCGCTGCGGGTGAGTATAGACCAGATAGAGATCTGGCACAAGCTATGCAGGCAGTGCGCCTCTTTGCCTCTATAATTAGAACAACACACAGAAACGAACAATGCAAACCACTTGGGCAGTCCAACCAGCAGAATGGTTCAACTTTGACGAGAACGGCTGCGTATACTGCGCCGACATCGAAACAGCTTACAAGATCGCAGCGCAGCAGAAAGGCGACCAAATGATTTTCAGAATCAACAACAACACGACCCCTATTAAGTGGGTGCGAGTATACGAGGGAGAAGCTGCTGTGACAGTGCAGGAACTGTCCCACCTCAAGTAGACTTCGACCTGTCATCCCCTATAATAAGGACATGAACAAAACAACCCCTCTCAAAGCATACTACAACGGCGCAGTCCTCATGAATGAGACAGCAGCAAAAGACCCCGTTGTCAGAGCAGCACTTGACGCAATGGCAAAGCGTAATTTCCAAACCCTTGAAGTTCCCACTGGTGGCACTTGGTACATAAGTGACAGGCACTAAAGTGGCACAGCATGACCCCACCCGTCATGCTCACCCCTTATAATAAGAACATACACAACACACAGCACATGACCACAGCAACAGACACCACATACAACGGATGGGCAAACTATGAGACATGGAATGCCGCCTTGTGGATAGGCAATGACGAGACCATCTACCGTCACGCTCGCATCAACCGCAACCTAGGATACAGAGCATGGGCGAAGCGATTCATTGATGAGTTCGGTGAGTACATCACAGGCGACGGCGTGGCATGGTTGCACGACGACATCGACACAGACGAGATGGACGAGATGCTGGCAGAGCTCTAGGGCACACGCCCCTAGGCACGTTAGCGTAGCATCGGTAAGACCTAGGGCTGTGTGTGTACAGTAGGGGGGGCAGTATATGCCCCCTTTTTTATGCCTTAGCGGGTCGCCAAGCGATTTGAAAAACGGTTAAGTCCCTAACCTACAAAAGTATCCAGACGACCGATAAATATATTTGTAAAGGTCGCATATAAAAAATTTCCCCCAGAAAAAAATGCCCCAAAAAGTTGATTACAGTGACTACGACAAGATCTTAGAAAACTTTGATGCATTCTGTGACGAGTTTGAGAGTCGCGCCGCAAATTCATTCATGAGAGGTGATAATAATGAAGGACGAGTTAATGGAGAGGTTGAACGAGTTGGAGAGGACGTGCCTGTGGCAGTCCGAGAGGTTAAACAACTTGGAACAGAGGATATCACAGCTAGAGAATCCGTCGTTGATGTACAAGCGACCAACGGGTGAGGAATACGAAACTGTTGCACAGACACTCGACTATCTACACAATAATGTCGAAGGACTCAAAGGGGATCTACTCAAGATAGCTAAAGCAGTCTAATGCCGATTATCGAAAACAACGGAATAACAGTAGGTCCTTGGCCGTTGCCGATGACTTTGTTGCGTTCTGATGTTTTAGCGAATATCGCAACACCTGGTGTAGGTGCGTATGAGTTACGTCCGATACCCTTTGAGAACATGGGAGAAGCAATCCTAGAGGGAGACATTTCAGGACTCAATGATTACGTAGCACCCTATCAACCATTTAAGGTTACTGTAAGTGTATTACCAGATCCTACAGAGAATGCGATTCTAAGCGTTTCTTTCGATCCTTCGGTAGGTGGATTACCTCTGCCAGTTACAACACCCTTTGCAGCGATTCTGGAAGAACCTAATCCTCAGACATTACCAAATAGGACAGGAACAAGTAAACCTCAGATCATACCTCCCAATGCATTGTGGACTGCTCCAGCAGTAACTGAAGCAACTATTCAATCTCTTGGAGGTGTCACGACTGCTACGTTAGCTGGGTTTTATACTGAGAAAGCATTCTTTGACCGTACATGGATTCTGAAGTACCCCGATTGTGTTGCAAGGATAGGATATGATGGTATCAGGGTTTTGCGTATTTCGGATATCCCTCAGGGTGTGAAGTTAGAACCAGAGTTATTCGACGCTGCTCCGATATTTCCGAGTCCTATTACACCATTGAACTGGTATCCTGCGACTAAGGCAGACGCTGAGATTTTAGATTCACCTGTAATGGCAGGATACTTATCAACATGTGAAGGAGTTATATCTTACAAAGCTAGTGAGATTCGTAAGTTAAGATTCTTTTACAATATTATTATTGTTACTGATAAGGGTGTATCGTTTAGACCTGTGTTTATGACAGTACAGAATCAGATGAGATGGGCGCAGAGTAGATTACAGTACGCCCTAAATATCCCTAAAACGCCGACCAATCTTCTTTCGACATGACATTAAGTACGATACCTGCGTTATATCATCCATTAGACTTAACTACTGGTCACGGACCTTGGCAACCTGTAGGGTTCATACCTATTGCACCAACACCTGCAGATGCGAAGGTGCCAGTACCGACTGGAGCTAGTGCAAATGTTATTATTAACGGACGAAATGTTCATAAAGTAGGTGATGTAACTCTACCTCACTTTGCTCTATTACCTATACCTGGTGATCTGCACAGTGACACCATTGGTACAGGATCTCCTACGGTCTTTGTGAACGGTACACCTATGGCAGTGGTCGGAAGTACGATTGCATCTCCTGTAGGGGCATATGGAGGGGTTCTTACAGGATATGGAGCATTGACCGTACAGGTTGACAGCAAGGGCGGTTCAATATTATAATATAGAAGTCAATACGATTAAATTATGGCAAAAGCAAAATCTGGTTTGAGTGGTGGTCCTACAATCGAGTCAAAACCTAAGCGTACTCGACAGGGGTCAGGACAACACTCAAAGCATTCTGCAACATCTAGGAATGCGAGGAGAAAGAGATATCGCGGTCAAGGCAGAGGTTAATGTCTGAATACATCGAACCGATGTTTGCAGTCCCAATCTTCCATCTTTATGCGGAGGATTGGGATCGTAAGAAGAAGCTACTGCAGGATATATCGAGTAAGCAGAAGTTGAAGAAAGATCCTGGCGAATATGTAAAGAGTGACTTCAGAGCAAAGAAAGCGGATTGGAATATTGTTGAACCTCTTATACGGAGCGAGTTTCAAAAGTTTAAGGAACAAGTTAATGTAAATCTGACTATTGACGCATATTGGTTTGAACGTGCGGGTAAAGGAGAGCAGCATCTGATACATAATCACGGAGCTGCGGGATTTAGTGCGGTAATGTATATTGAGTACGATCCAGAAGAGCATACACCCACGCAATTTGTCTGTCCATTCAATAATGTTCTTGGATGGGTTGATATATACTCACCTCGTGACGTGCGTAGTGGATCTGTAATCTTCTTCCCTTCATTTGTACATCACTACACACTACCTTGTGATAGTACCAAAGAACGTTTAATTCTTTCTTGGAATATGATATGAATTTAATTTGTAATCTACCCTCTGAAAAAGTGTGGGTACGTAAAGAATACCTTCGTGATCATCAGGATGGTCATGGAGAGTTTGTAGAAGGTGTATGGGTAGCTTGTAAGAGTATACCTGGTCGTGCGTTTTATTTTGAAACGTATCTACCTGAGTATGGTGCGATGTATGATAAACTTCCTATATCTGCTTTTCTCCGAGCGCCAAAAACACCGACGCCCGATATGAGTCTAGAGAACCTACAGTTTTGGAATTGTATGGATTATGGTCTAACTTGTATCAATAAGGGTTTCGTTAGCTCTATGGATGCAGAGATTTACACAAGAGACCATGGACTGATGCATGGTCAGTATTTGTTTACATTAGATAACTATCATGCAAACCCTGATGTGATAGATAATAATGTGAGCGAAGTGCCTCAAGAGCACAAATCGCACAATTGTATTGCGTTAGAGAATGGTCAGTTTGCATTGTATCCTAACAATAGGACACGATTCTACGACCTCTCTATCACTCCTGAGAACCCTACCTTCCCTGACTTTAAGGTTTCTACTATTGAATACCAAGTAGAGGCAGGAATCGACTGGGGACGTTTAGGAGACACTGATGATTATTTTTGGGAAACACATGATGAACGAAAACTACGGACGGAGACCACTGATGGGCAACAGCAGAGTTGATAAAGGCGAAGACTTCATTAAGTCTGGAATGACTCTCATTACCGAAGTTGAGAGTGATCGCTACATGCGTAAAAAAGGTAAGAGAAAAGAAGTACAAGAAGGAGAAATCTTTGACAATGATCTAGAGTGGGCGGACGGATTCGTCGGTAAGTGATAAATAGAAACAGCCTTGCTGTGTCTACATGCCTTCCTTTCAGACATATAAAGATCTGAGTGTTACTTTTAAGAAGCATCCTGTTACCAATGATTTGGTAACGGTGAAAGACCAAGCAGCTATTTCACAGTCAATAGCTGCTTTGCTTCAAACAGATAGGGGGGAAAGACTATTTCAACCTCAACTAGGTTCTGATTTGAGACAAATGCTGTTTCAACCATTAGACTTTGCTTCAGCTGCACTTATTAAAAGTAAAATTGCTGACTGTATTGGTAAGTATGAAACTAGAGTAGCTATCAATGACATTCGTTGTACTCCAGACTTTAACAATAATGGTTACGACGTTGAATTGCATTACACCATCGTAGGAGATGGTAGACGAGTAGGGACTACATTCTTCTTAGATCGTACACGATAATGCCATATACTCAGGTTGCCAACTTAGACTTTGAAGATATCAAAGCGACTCTTAAAGATTACATAAGAGGGCAGACAGATTTTACTGACTATGACTTTGAAGGTAGTGCATTAGCAAACCTGATCGATGTCTTAGCTTATAATACCTACTATACGGCGTTCAATACGAACATGGTAGTCAATGAACTATTCATTGATTCTGCCACCTTAAGAGACAACGTAGTATCAATTGCGAAGCAACTAGGGTACAGACCCAAGAGTGCTACCGCTCCTACTGCGTATGTCTCTTTTACTGTAACATATGGCACACCAACATCTGACACTGAACTGATTCTTAAGAAAGGAACGGGATTTATTTCTTCTTATGACAACAACATTTATCAGTATGTTACACCTGTAGATGTAAAAGCACAAGTTGTGAATAACGTAGCTACTTTTACTAATGTTCCTATTATAGAAGGATCACAGGTAGTTCAAAATTTTGTTGTTAACAATGCATTAAAATCACAAAGATTTATTTTAGATAATAAGAATATCGATACCAACACAATTAGTGTAAAGGTATTACCTACTGGAGGTAGCTTCAGTGAACCATACCTTGTAGCAGATAATATTCTAGGTGTTGACGGTAATTCAAAAATATTCTTCCTTGATGAGATTGAAGATGGAAGATATGAGATATTATTGGGAGATGGTGTACTGGGTAGGAAGTTAGAAGATCAATCTGGAATTACAGTATCTTACATGACCACATCTGGTCCTGCAAGTAATGGTGTTAGTACATTTGTATTTACTGGTGTACTAGAAAACCCTAATGGTGTATCTCCTGCTTCTTTCACTACAAGTATTACCTCTAGTGTTGCTTCTACGGGTGGTGAAGAGATGGAAACCACTCAGAAGATCAAATATACCGCTCCTAAGTCATACGGCACACAAGACCGTGCAGTGACCTCTCAGGACTATGAGGCAATTGTAAGAAAAGTATATCCAGCAACTAGTGATATCATTATTTTTGGTGGAGAGGATCAAGTTCCACCTGAATATGGTAAAGTGTTTATTGCATTGAAACCAAATGATGCTAGTTACCTTACTTCACTAACAAAACAGAAAATTATTGCAGATCTTAAACAGTATGTCGTAGCTTCTGTTGAACCTAAAATAGTTGATCCTTCTATTTTGTTTGTTGAGATGACTAGTAAGATCTATTACAACGGATCTGCTACTGATCAGACACCATCGCAAATTAGAGACAAAGTAATTGGTAACGTACAGTCTTATCTTGATACTAGTGATACTGAAAAGTTCAATGGTAAGTTCAGGTATAGTAAGATGGTGGGTGTTATTGATGATTCTGATAATACTATCAATTCTAACCTAACAGCTATTACAATGAGAAAGGATTTTTATCCTCAACTCAATTCCACCTTCTATTACGAAGTGTGTTTCCAAAATTCTTTTGATAAAGACTGTGATGAACCAGTTCTGTCATCTACTGGGTTTAGGGTTACTGAGTATCCCAATTTTGATGTTTATGTAGAAGACAGGGATAGCAAAATTGTGCTATATACTCTAGATAGCGTAACTGGTGAAAAGGTTGTCCTTGACAAGGAAGTTGGCGATATTGATTATGTAAGTGGTGAACTTAAAATGTACAACTTAACTATCATCAAAGGTAGTTTCTTTGATAATCGCATCTCTGTTAGAGTCAAACCCCTTTCTAATGATATCAAGGCACTTCGCGAAGTGTATCTTGACGTTGATGTTGCTAATTCCTCGTTCACTGCATACAAAGAGTAAAGTAAATGCCTGCTGTAAAGACTAAGAGAATTTCCACTCTAATTGAGACGCAGCTTCCAGCTTTTATTACTGATGAATACGAACTCTTTAGTAAGTTCATTCAAAAGTATTACGAAGCACAGGAGGTACAAGGTGGCACACTGGATGTAATTAATAACCTCCAGAAATACGCAGATATTAATTATTATGAAAAAAATCTCCTTAGACAATTTGATACTCTGGTCACTAGTATCAGTAGTTCTGACGATACAATTGTATTGGAAGATGCGACGAGTTTTCCAAAAAGAAACGGATACGTAAAAATTGATGACGAGATCATCTTCTACGCCTCTAGAACAGACACAGAGCTAAGAGAGTGCTCTAGGGGTGTCAGTGGCAATACATCGCTTGGTGACTTATATGAGTCTACTAGTTTTACAACAACGGTTGCTGCTGCTCATGCTGCTGGACAGAAGGTTCATAATGTAAGTAACCTCTTCCTATATGCATTAGTTAAAAACTTTGAAAGTCAGTATCTAGGTTCTTTCCCTGAAAAGTATCTTAGGGGTGAAGTAGATAAGAGAACTCTGATCAAGAATATTCAGAAGTTTTACAAAGCTAAGGGAACTACAAGTTCCATCAAGTTTATTTTCAATACTGTTGTCGCCAGAGAGATTGACAACAAACCAGAGGTATACAAACCAAGAGATTTTACATATAAATCTTCTGAAGCAGATTGGATTAACGTTTATGCACTTAAGTGTAAGGTTATATCTGGAGATGTAAAAAATCTAGTAGGAAAGAAGATTGTACAAACAGCTACTGACGAATATGGGTATGCTGATACTACAGTAGATAATGTATATGCTGATGGTACATCAGATGGTGAGGTAATTTATAATATTGTACTAGCACCTGAAACAGTTAATGGTACATTTGGAGTATCTACTAAAACTAAGCTTGAAAAAACCCTGTCAGGGACTGCATCTTCAGGGGATAGAATTAATGTGTTCTCTACTGTTGGATGGGGCAAGACAGGATCAGTATTAATTGGTGATGAGACGATTACTTTTGATAGTAAGAATGTAACACAGTTTATCATTGATGAAAGGGCGGCACAGACTGCTGTTCAACATGTGGCAGGAACTTCAGTATACAAACCAGTAACCGTTAGTGGTTCTGGTGTTGTTTTACTGGTCATGGGTGTTGTATACAACCTACAACCATCTGATGCACAACCATATTCTGCTATTGGGGACAAGATTCAAATCTCAAATCCAGGATTTGAAACTTCCGATTCCAAGATTGTTCAGACTGGTACTAATCAAACCAGATGGGTGTTAAGTTCAGGTGCTGCAGTCGATGTGCCTACACTTCCATCAGTTGCATCTTCATTAGATCAAGTTTCCACTAATGTGTCCGCTATCTTTGCAGATGAACAATACTATTATATCACAAGTTCTAGCTATCCATCGCATAAAATTTTAGATGGATCAACTGTCAACTACACAACACTTGATCAGAAACTGCTTCGTATCATTAGAAAGCAAGCAACTAGAACTACAGAAACATATCCAACACCTAGAAGAGATGTTGGTATTGCACTAAATGGTGTTCCTCTTTATGGATACAAAGATCCAGAAAGCATTAGGTTTGGTAAATTAGAAGAAATTAAGATCGACACTAGAGGAACTGGATATGCAACACCTCCTTTTGTTCTTGTAGATCAAGTTCCAAACAAAGCTAGAGCAGTTCTTGCTGGTCAGGTTGTAGAACGTATCATTGTTGATACTAATGATGTGTTCCCAAGAACCCCTGATATCACTATCACCTCTGGGCGTAACGCATCTGTTAGTGCTATTGTTACTGGTGGAAAAGTAACCAGTCTTGTTATCGATAATGCAGGTGAGTTTTATTCTTCTGCTCCTTTAATCAGGATTAGAGATAATGCTGGTCGTGGTAGATTTGCAGAGTATCAGTCTATCGTTAATACTGATGGACAGATTACAGGATTTAATAAAATTGCAGAAGGTAACTTCTATAATCAAGATACTGTTGCTGTTGATGTTATTCCAGTTGGTAATAGTGCAACTGGTATCCCACTTCTTAAAGAGTGGAACTACAATAGATTTAAAAAATTAGAAAATGATTTAGATACTGAATACGGTTATATCTTTGCAAACTATAATAACGTATTAGAATATGGTTATGGATATGCTGCTAACCCTAAAGCTTTACGTGTTGCTCTAAGCGATAATATTAATAATGCAGGAACTGAACCTGCTGTAAAAACTCATTCTCCTATTATTGGATTTGCTTATGATGGCAATCCGATCTATGGTCCTTTTGGTCACGAAAATCCCCTAGATTCAACCTCATCAATTGTGAGGATGACCTCTAGCTATTCCATCAATGGAAATCGTTCTGATGGTCCTTCGCTAACAACTTATCCTCTGGGTACGTTTGTTAATGATTACACATACACTCATAAGAGTGGCACACTAGATCAAAACAATGGAAGATTTTGTATTACCCCAGACTTTCCGCAAGGAACTTATGCTTATTTCATTACTATTGATAGCAATCAAGTACCGCAATATCCATACCTTCTAGGAGAGAACTTCTATTCTCTACCAGTAGATAGTAATTACAATTCTAATATTAATCAAGATGATATTCCAAAGAATTCTAGAAGATTCTATCAAGCAGGTATGCAGAGAAATGGCGAAGGTGTCATTGCTCAAATTGCAGAAGTAAAGCAAGGAAATGTAGAACAAGTCTCAGTAGTAGACTCATCTACTAATTTTAGTATTAACTCACAAGTATACTTTGATAATAAAGGAACAGAGGGTTCCGAAGTAGAAGCTATTGTAAACTCCGTTAAAGGTAAGAACGTTTCCTACTTAGAATGTAAAGAAGATAGAGTCGTAAAATTAACCACAATCCAAAGTGCATATCTATTTGCTGATGATACATTAAACCAACCCTCCTCTGGTGCGTCTGGTTCTATTGTAGGTACAGTAAAGAATGATAATACAATTGTACTAAGAAATGTCAATGGTACATTTGATGAAACAGGAACATTCTCTGCAACTATCAAAACATTTACCATTCTTCTAGACCAAAGAAGTTCTTACACCAAAGGTGCTACATTAAGTTTGACTGATGGTGTCAATGCACCTATAGCTAAGGGTGAAGTATTAGAAGGAACTAACAGTCAGAACGTAGTAGAGATTAAGGTTACCGAAGGAACTTGGGTTGTCAATGATGATTACTTCCTTCAGTCTGATGATCTATTCAATACATCTGGAACTAAGGTTGTAAGACTTACTTCTCTTAGTGATGGATTGAATCCATTTGAAGTTAATCAGAGTGTTGCACTTGTGGAAACTGATTCTCCACATGGGTTAGGAATTGGTGACCAAGTTACAATTGATATCAATCCTGATGATACAACCAAAACTAAGACCTATTATATTAGGAAGAGGTTGTATCAAGAAGCTATTCTTGTACCACCTAGTAATAAATCAACAATTGATTTTACAGGAATTGGTCGATATGAAATACTCAATGGTGGAGCAGACTATACTGCTGGCATTTACACTAGTGTTGCTCTTACTGGTGGATCGGGCACTGGTGCCACTGCTACATTCACTGTATCTGACGCTGGGATAGTATCTGGTATTCAGATTCAAGATGCTGGCAGTGGATATGCAAGAGGAGATTACCTTGGTGTAGCTGATGAAGATTTAGTAAGATCTGGTGCCTCTGTATCTACTGCAAGATTCCAAATTTATGTTGGACATGTTGGTGTGCCTGCTGGTGGTACAAAAGTTACAGTTAAGAGTTCATTTGGATTCTCTGATAATGACTTAATTAAAATTGGCGAGGAAGTTTTAAAGATTGAAAGTATTGCTGGCAATGATCTCATTGTTGCTAGAGGACAAGAGGGAACTGATGATGTAGATCATTTTGATGGACAAGAAGTAGTATTATATAAACCACAATATAATTTTGCTACCAATTATCAAATCTTTGATGGTAATAATTCTGGTTATATTCAATCTTATGATCCTGTAACTCATAAAATCAATATTGTATATGATTATGGTACTCTTAAGTCAACAGCTAATGAAGTTGTATTGAGTTCTAGTTTCTTTGATAGTAGTAATCCTCAAAGACTAGTATCTGTCAAGTCTGCTGCAGACATTGTTTATAAATTCGAGTTTTCAGAAGACAATAATACATTTGTACCGAATCCTAATATAGATTTACAAGAATTTTACAAGTACAAGTTTGATACGTCTCATTCTAGTCTTACTGGGACTTATTTTGATATTAGTCCAAGTAATAACTATAATTTAATTACTGTAGAGAAAAACGAAACAACTATTCTTCCTGGCAACGCTGGTGCATTTACTGATGTCAAGTTTGGTTTTGGATACAGAGATGCATCTAATAACTATCAAACAAAAGTAGGAACTGATTTTACTAACTTCTATTATTTTGACAAAAAGAATGTAGTTGATTCAGAAAATGCATTCTTTAAGATTATCACAGATCCTTTACAGGGAACTAAGACTCTCAATTATGTTACACCGAATCGTTTTGTTTATGACGTTACCAGTTCTCCTTTGTGGGATGGTTCTGGATCCATTTCTTATACTACTACTGGTCAGTTCGCTATCGGTAAGATTAATACCACGCAAATTGTAAACTTAGGACTCAACTACAAAAAAGTTCCTGTTATTGTTGGTGTTGATCCAACTGCTAGTTATAGGGCAGAAGCTACAGTCAATTTTGATGTTGCAACACAAACTATCACTGGTGTAGATATTACTGAGAAAGGTTCTAACTATGTGAATCCAAAAGTATACATTATCAATGGTGATGGTTCTGATGCCAAGTTCAATGTTCTAGCTAGAAATGGTGAGATTGCTTCTATTACTGTAGATAAACCTGGTAAAGGATATACATTCGCACCTGAGATTATTATCATTGAAGGTGATGTGGAAGCATATGCAGAGAGTACATCTATTGGTGTTCCTAAGAGTGTTAACCTTACTACAAATGGTGGTGCTTTCCATCTAGACAAAACTGTATCTTCCACTTTCAGTTCAAACTATATTGTTGCTGTTAAGAACGTTAATGGCAATTTTAGTATTGGTGAAACTGTAATTCAAAAAATTAATAACGTAGAAGTATTCAGAGCAACTGTAACCGAGTGGAGGTTTGGATCTAATTTACTCAAGCTTGCAAATGTACAAGGTATTATTCGTGAGAACATTTCTATTGAGTCTTTGAGATTCCCTGTAGATGCAATTGTTAGCAAAGTATTTGTTTCTACTTTCCAAGAAAATATTTCTAGTTTCTATGACAACTTAGGATACTATACATCTGACAGAGGTAAGTTAGGTGTATCCAATCAGAAGATCACAGATAGTTTCTTCTATCAAGACTATTCATATGTTGTCAAGTCTAAGACATCTATTGAACAGTGGCGTGATCTTATTAAATCTACCACACACCCTGCAGGATTTAAGTTATTTGGACAGGTTGATGTAGAAGCTACTGCAAGTTCTGAGATGCCAGTTGAGATGCCAAAGGCATCACACTTTAGTGTTATTCAATTATGGGATCCAACAAAGAATAAAATTACTGTTGAGAACTCAAGTAGAATTGTTACTCAAAGTGTACAGAAGGTAGAGAATACAAGAATTAATAAGGCATTTGGTACTGCTGCTCCTAGTGAGTTCTTGTTCAATGAAGTTCGTACGTTTGAACTATCTCTTGCAGCACCGTTTGATGGATACTATGACACAGATGGAAGACTACAAGGAACTACACAATTCCAAGTATTAGTTGATGGTACACCGTTTACTTTGTCATCAACATATGGCACTGTTATTACTTTGGATGGTGTGATTCAAGAACCAGGTGTTGCATATACAATCTCTGGTGATCAAATTACATTCTCTGCTCCACCTTTAGGAGATGGAGTTAAATTTGGTTCTGATTATAAAGGTGTTACTTTCTATGGTAAGGTATTCCAATTTAAGGATGCACAATATAATACAAAATACCTCAAGAAATTAAGAAACATTTACCAACGTGGTGGTACATGGATTGATGCTGCAAATCAAATTGAAAGAAATGCAGATTTCATTATCAATGAAACTATTGGATATGGTAAAGCAACTTATGGCACTTTAGATTGGGCGACTAAACAGGATGACTATGAAAGAAACATCAGAGCTATTTTAGATGCATATCAACATGATTTAAGATTTGGTGGAAATGTAAAAACAATTGACTATTCCGCTATCTTCAATGCTAGTGATGAATATCTTTATATTCAAAATAATAAAACTAAGTCTGTTGCTATTTTTGAATATGCAACTAGATTAGCAAAACTTGCTATTAGAAATTGGGATTGGATTGATGTTAACATCAATTACTTCCAAGGTAGCAATACAATGACTGTTAGCAGCACTAAGAATCTTGCTGTTGGTTTATTTGTAAGTTCTGGTAGAGCATTCCCTGTAGGAACAAAGATTGTATCTATTGATAGTGATACTCAGATCACGTTAAGCAATGCAGCACTAGCTAACTCTGGTGGTGGCGGTGGTGCTCCTAGTGGAACCACTTTACTAAGTGGCACAGCATCTACTGGATCTATTCCTACAAGCACTGGTGCTGTTGCTCCTGGCAACACTTATACTGTGCCACCTGGCGTAACTGTCACAACACCTATATCTTTTTCTGGTACTACACAAGCAGCATTCTCTTGGAGTGGTTTGAACAAAGGTATGTTCTATAAGGCAGGACAACTAATTGCGTTAAACAGAGCATATATTATTTCCGAATCATTGTCATGGGCACAAACAACATATCCATCACTCAATTGGGGATCTCTTTCTACTAAGTGTGGTAGAGACATTGGTCTCATGTTAGATGCTTATGTTTATTCACTTAAGTTTGGTGGTAATGAAAAGATTGTAGAGGCAGCACAACTTTACTATCAAAAGAAAGATTATCCTTATGGAGAAGAACTATATTATATCACTGGTCAATTAGATGAAACTGTAGCTACATTTGAATATGCTAGAGATCTATCAATTCAAGCAATGAGAAATCAATTGCCTGGTACAGATCCTGATGCATTGGTTGACTCTATTTCTCCTGTATGTGCAGAAGTAGAAAGTACATTAAACACATATCATGATATTGTCAGGACTATTCTAACCGAAGGTAGAGGTTTAGTTGAAAAGACAAAACAGAATCCTAATAAGTCTGGTAATTGGACACAAGATTTAAGTTACTCTAATTACAATATTCTTGGTGATCCTCTTCTACCTGTAGAAGAATGCACTATTGTAATTTCTGCAATGGATTCTCTGTTTGATAATTTAGAGGATGTAATTAGAGAAGAGGATGTAACAAGATCACTTCCAGATTATATTGACGGTGAAAATAAAGACTTTGAATTATATTGGGATGATAATACACCTGTTAACACAGAAGAAGATGAAGATTTATTCCTCACAATTAACGCTGTATTACAAAGACCCAAGTTTACAGAAAATTATCCATTACAAGATTCTTATTGGATTGATAGAACTGTTATTCCCAATAAAATTAAATTTGACGTAGCTCCTATATGGGATCAAGATTTAGGTGCTAAGACTATTGGCGAACCAACTGCTGTAGAAAAAGTTGTAGGTATTGGTGTAGGAAACTACAAGAGACTTACTATCGACTTTGATTTAGTTGATGGTGTTAGAAACGGTCCTTTCTTAATTCTTGATGTAGAAGACAATACTGTACAAAATATTGAATCTGAAGACAGCATGTATGTTTTCTTAGATGGTATTTTACAGGTAAAAGGAAAAGCATATACTGTATCAGGTCCTAATATTACATTTAATAATCCTATTAAGAAAGAGCATAATGTTGATATTAGATATCTCTATGGTAGAGATGTTGGTCAGGTTCTAAACATCTATGATTATGCACCTGACACATATTTTGCACAAGGAACATTCTCCTTTACAACTTCCACTCCTATCATGGATGGTTTAGTTGGTTATACTTGGATGGGATCCGCTCGTGGATTACCTATTCATTGCTGGCAACAAAGAGCTAATGGAACATATAATCTCATTGGTGAACTGAAGAATGCAGTTAGAAGTGGTAACAATGTCTCTTTTGAACTTAAGTGTCACAACCCAGTAATAGAAAGTGGTTTGGACTTTACTTTTACTATCAAAGGATATTATGATAGAACATATGTTATTGCTGATGGAGATATTAGTAATCAAACACTAACCTTCAAGAAAGACGGATCAAATAGAAAACTACTTAGAGATGATAATGGATTATGGTCTGGAACCATTCTTGGTAAAACTTATAAGGCACCATTTGTTTATCTCTCTAACAATGACAAAATTAGAGTAGATGGTGAAGAAGGTTTTAGAAGAATCAAGAGACTGCCTACAGAAGCTACCAGTAAAGATGGTAGAGATGGAGAACAAACTTCTGATGATATCTTTGGCACAGTCTCAATTGAGACTTATACTGGAATCACTAGAGGTGAGGGTCTATCTGTAGTCGCTATTATTGAGAATGGATCTGTTACTGAGTTAACATGGAACCAACGTAGTTATGATCCTATCACACAACCTACTGCATATCAGTATTATACACCACCTGTTCTTAAGTTTGAATCCTTAGATGGTAATGGTGGTGGTGCAAGAGCTAACGTTCTTGTAAGTAAGGGTCAAGTAATCAGTGTTGATTTAATTGATGGTGGTTCTGGGTATACCACTGCTCCTAAGGTTATTACAACCAGAAGGTTTGATATTCTTAAGGAAAGAGACATTGGTGTCTCACTAATCAATATTGGTATTAATCCATATGTAGAAACTTCTGGTTTAACTGCAATCTCATTTATTTCTGAGATTGATGAAGCTGGTCTTACTTCTGTTACTGGTATTAGTTCTTTACCTCTACAAATGTCAAGTGATCGTGACATTGTACTTGAAGCAGAAATTCAAACTGGAGCTACTGGATTACCAACATCCAATATTGTAGATAATGGGTTTGATATGCCAATTGGCATTGAGCAACCTGGCGGTGCAAATATTGTTTATATTGAACCAGATCCAGTTGAGATTGAAGGTGTAGGTGGTGTACTAAGACTCCAAGGTAGTGCATCTTATGTCAAGGCAGAAATTCAGGATATTGTAACTGCTAACACTATTTCTAGTGTAACTAAGTTAATTACTCAAACTCAGCAGATTGAGATTCCTAATAATGCAATTAGTAATGTCAACTACTTTGAGAATGCTGCATACTTGGATCTTGATCTTAACATTGGTGATACCATTGTATACATCCCTGATACATCTAAGTTTGCTCCTAACGGTAGACTACTTATTGGTAACGAGATCGTATTCTACAACAGAAAGATCAATGACAGATTCTTACAGGTTATTAGAGGATATGAAAACACCACAGAACAGTTCTGGTCTGCTGGTGCATATCTAAGACAGATTGAGGATGTAACAGTTCTATCTGCTGCTGTTGCTTCTATTGAATCTGAATCTGATGTCAGTATGGTGAGTGCATCATCTACTGCAGGTGGATTTGAAAGGAGAGTACAACGACAGATCTCTCCTGCTTCCGCGATGTCAGTAACCAGAGAAGCTACTGAGGTTGTTATTACACCTCCACCTGGCGGTGTAGTTGACAGATATCAAGAAGTCGCATTCTTGACAGATCCTATCGCTCAAAGAAATGGTAATGGAGTGAGTCTTGTTTCTACAGCAGGTAAATACTATGTTACTCAAAGAAATGGCACAGAGCAATTTATTAGAAACGCTCTCTTTACTGCTTCTAGTGGTTATATTGGAAAATATGCTATCACTAACGTTGGATATACTATTGGTCACTTCGATGGTATCTTTGATGATGGTATGGGACTATCTGGTGTAAGTATTGGAGAAGTTTCAAGGTTCTTTGGTGGTTTGACTCTCAAAGACTTTAGTGAAAGAAGAGAATCGCAGTTTACATCTGCTGGTGATAAGTTCAACCTTGCACCTCCTTCAATCCAACAACCAGTTACTACTACAACTAGCTCTGGAACTATTCCCGCAAGTATTGCTGCTGTAAGCACTACACATTTTGCGGCGGCAGGATACCTATTCACTTCAGGTGGATCTGTCATTCAATACTCTAGTAAGACTGCAAATACCTTTGATGGTTGCACTCTTGTGAGGGGTAACAACTCCATTTCAAACGGACATGAGTTGATTCCGTTCGCAATTTCCTAAATATTGCTATAAATATAAATAACTCAGGCACAAACACTACGTCGGAACAGAAAAACAATGGCTGCTATTATCTCTGATAAGTTTAGAATTTTTAACGCTAAACAATTTCTAGAATCGTTAACTGAAGGTCCCAACGATACTAGCGCGGAACGCTCTAGAATGTATTTCTTTGTGGGTCGTCCACAACCTTGGAAAGCATATCTAGAAATTCACACGCAAAACTCCACGGCGTTTGTAGTTGGCAACGAAGTGTATGTTGGGACATATGGTTCCACAGCTTTCCGTGCCACAGTTGCTGCAGTTTATGATAGTGCCCTTCTTTTGACCGACGTTTTTGGCAGCAACGGTGTTAATTCTGCTCCTTCTCTTGGTTCTACTCTTAAGGGTAGAAGCGGCGGTTCAGGCGGTTCTGATACTGGTGCCACAGCAGTCTCTGGTGTATATCGTTACGCTACTGAAGATGTTCCACCCCTTCCTCTCGATAACCAAACAGAGAAGTATGGTCTGTACGACGAAATGATTGCTGCTAAGCGTATCACTGATGCGTTTGCACGTACTGTTATCCGTCGTTACAACTGGGATCTAGTTGCTAACCCTAAGTATGATATGTGGAAACCTGACTATTCTGCTACACCAGGTGGCGGTGGTCAAATTGGTAAGCAAACTGCAACAGGCGCTTCAAGCATTGCAGATGCTAAGTTCTATGTAATGAACTCCACTTACGAAGTATTTAAGTGTCTTTACAACGGTGAAGATCCTTCTAACACAACTGGTCAGAACGCTACTGAAGAACCATCTACAGCTGGTGGTAACTATGCTTCTGCTACTGGTCTCTACACTGAGACAACTGGTGCTGGTTACATTTGGAAGTATATGTACACCATCCCTACTGATGATGTTCTGAAGTTCCTTTCTTCTGACTTCATGCCAATCGTTCTTTCTAACAACGCTTCTAGACAAGCAGTTGTAGCTCTTGCTACTGCTGGTGCTGCTGATGTTGCTTTGATTGAGAACGCTGGTTCGGGTCTTCCCGCATCACAGACTCTATACACATCTATTAAGGGTGATGGATCTGGTGGAATTGTTAAGTTTGTAACAAACGGTGCTGGTGCAATTACATCTGCTGAGATTCAAGCTCGTGGATCAGGTTACACTTATGCTAATGTTCTATTTGCTAATGGCAACCTCTTCTCTGACGCTGGTCTAAGCAGTGCAGTAGCTACTGGTGGATCTGCTGTTGGCGCTATTGAAATAGTTCTTCCTCCTGCAGGTGGTCACGGTTCCGATCACGAGACAGAACTAAATGGTAAGCGTGTTATGACTAACATTCGTCTTACTTACTCTGAAGGTCAAGGAGATTTCCCCGTAGATAACGACTTCCGTCGTATTGGTATTGTTGCAGATCCATACAACTATGGTACTACAACTTTTGCTACTTCTGATACTCTTTCTGGTTTAAAGTCCGTTAAGATTACTGGTGCTTCTGCAGACTTCTCTGTTGACGAAAAAATTACTCAGACTGTAACTGGTGGTACAGCATATGGTACGGTTGTATCATGGACATTAGACAGTGGTTCTACAACTGCTGGTGTTCTTAAGTACATCCAAACTATTGATGCACACACCGATCAAGGTGTTGTAAGAGCATTTGAATCTAATGGTTCTAACGCTATTACTGGAGAGACTTCTACTGCTTCTGGTAACGTAGATACAAGTTACGCTTCCACACTACTAGGTGTCACTTTCGCAAGTGGTTTAGCTAACCCAGAGATTGAAAATAACTCTGGTAATGTCATCTATGTTGAGAACAGAAGACTAATTACTCGTGCTCCTGACCAGATTGAGGACATCAAACTAGTAATCGAGTTCTGATACTGTTCAATTACTTCGCTAAATACTTCAACGAGAATACTAGTATTATTGGCGGAGTACGATGCCTCAGAAGACGAACCTTAATGTAAGTCCTTACTACGAAGACTTTGATGCGAACAAGAACTTTTATAAGATTCTGTTCCGTCCAGGTTATTCAATCCAAGGCAGAGAATTAACGCAGGTTCAATCTATTCTACAGAATCAGGTTGAAAGCTTTGGTAAGTACGCTTTTAAACAAGGCGAACTTGTCATACCTGGTGAAGTAGGTCTTAATACAAAATTAGATTACGTAAAACTATCGTCTGTTTCTGAGGTTGCGATCTCGGAAGGAGACGATATTGTTTATAAGAAATATGATATTTCACAACTAATCGGTCAACAACTGATTGGTTTAACTTCTGGTGTCAAAGCTACTATTCTCGCAACAACTTTAGCAACAGAATCTGCCGCTGATACATTATATGTTAATTACATTAATAGTGGTAGTTCCAACACAGAAGCTAATTTCCGTCAAGGTGAAACTTTAGAAGTTGTTGATGGTGTTAATACACCGCTTCTAGTTGTTGGTACAGATGGTAGTGTACTTCCTACTAGTATTAAAGTAACAAACCCAAACACAGGAGAAACTACTTCTCTAGAAAGTCCTGCAATGGGATATGGTTCTGCTGTTAAGGTAGAAGAAGGTATTTACTTTGTCAATGGTTATTTTGTTCGTTGTGATCAAGAACTACTAGTCATTGATGAATATTATAACAAACCATCTGCAAAGGTTGGTTTTACAATTAAAGAAGAAATTGTTACTCCAGAGGAAGATCCATCATTATATGATAATGCAATTGGTTCATCTAACTATACTGCACCTGGTGGACATAGATTAAAAATTTCTTTGAAGTTAAAAGAATTTGCACTTGGTGCAATTACTGATAAGAATTTCATTCAACTTCTTACTGTTTCTGGAGGACAAGTACAAAGTAAGATTTCATCTACAGATTTTAGTGTACTAGAGCAAACTTTAGCACGTAGAACATTTGACGAATCTGGTAATTACGTTGTTGATAATTTCTCAGTTGATATCAGAGAGTGGGCACAAAAAGATAAGAACAAAGGATTCTATGCTGTAGATGAATTTGGTCTATACAATGGATATGATTTTGGAACATCTGCTAGAAAGATGGTTGCTAGTGTTGGTCCTGGTAAAGCATATGTCAAGGGTTATGAGATTGTCAATAAGGAAACTAAGTATCTAGAAATTAACAAAGCTAGAGAAAGTCTGTCTTCTGATAATGTAACTTTAAAATCTAGAGGTTTACCTTCTTACTGCATTACAAACGTATATGGTAGTGTTCCTTTAAACAAAGAAGGATCAGAGTTAACTGCATATCCTGACGTATTCTTATACTCCACATTTAATGATGGTTCTATTGGTCTTAATGATACAGAATTATCAACAGATCATAGACAAACAATTGACAGAAGAGGAAAATTCTTCTCTGCAAACGATGGTATTAAAACCATTACTTTACAAATTACAAATCCAACTACTCTTATTGGAGCTGTAACAGATACAACATTCCAAACTCAGTTTGGTGAATTGTTCTATGTTAAGACAAGAAGTGATACAGGAACACCAACTGCTATTGGATCATTTAAAACTCTTTCGTTTGCTACTACAAACAAACCACTGATTAATGCATCTGTATCTGTTCAGTTCTTAGAACTAACTGTTTCTGGTCCTAAGAATGAACTAGAAGCATTGTTGATTGAATATGATCTTTCTGATAATGAAAATAAGAGAAGGATTTATTTAACCGAAGCTGATGCTGCAGCAGAAGGAACTGAATTTGGTCATGTTGTAGATTATGCTAACACAATTACTCCTATTATTGGTAAAGTAAAACCCAATAACTTCTTCCTAAAAGAAAGAGGTTCTGGTTTTAATCCTGATTCTGATATTGTTCTTTCTAGGGGTCGTCTAGCTGCTGGAACTAGTGCATACAATTCAACGTTTGGAATTTCTTATTTCGATCCTCAGTTCTTTACTAAAATTATTTTAGAATCAACACCAGCTGGTTATGATGAAGGTAAGTACGTATTTGGTGTAGATAGTGGAGCTTATGGTGTTGTAGAAGGAACACCTTCTGGAGTTTACACTACAGGAACTATTCTATTTGTTAAAACACTGTCTGGTAGATTTTTGCCAGGTGAAACAATCAGAGATGAAGATGGTAACACTGTAAGAATTGCTAAAGAAAATACTATCTCTCATTTTGTTGTACAAAACAGAGGTTTAGGATATGCTGATGGTGTATCACTTTTAATCAATGGACTAGAATATGACAATTCTAAAATTGAGTTGTTGAAGAGTATTGATGGAAAAATCTATAAAGCAGCTATCATTAATAGATCTGCTGTCAATGTAGAGTATGCACAACCACCAGCTGTAACAGCTAAGAATCCAGATTCTGCTGGAGCTCCAAATGCAGGAGCTGCTATTGTTCCTATTCTTTACAGAGACACAGTAACTACTTACACTCCACAGAACGTCAAGTCTCTTGGTTGTTCATATGGTTCAGGAAATTCAAATAGTTTCTCTGCAGACGTTGTAATTGATAGTCAAAAATATTCAGAAATTAAAACTGTAACAAATTATACATTCTTTGGTACACAAGGTTCTACTTTTGTTGAATCTACTAGCTTTAGTGCTGATGCATCAACTGCTGTACAACAAGGAGATTTAGTTCAATTCTCTGATGACGATAATAATTTAGTTCGTGCAATTGTACAATTTGCTACACAACAAGAGGGAGCATATAAATCTAGAATTTATCTAGATACAGCTTTACCTGGTTCTGTTACTAATGCAAGTATTGTGAGATTACGTCCGAAGGTGGACAATTCTACAAGTGGCACACTATTGTATTCTACTGGTAGTAAGCAAGTTTCTCAAATTTCTTCTGGTGGTGATGATACTAAGATTAAGTATTTCTTCCGTAGAGATTTTGTAACTACAGCATCTAGTGGTGGTGGTATTATTACCTTTGCTGCACAATTACCATTTGGTACACAAAGATTTGCTGCGTTCAGTGAACAGAATCTTATGGTTACTGTTATTGATCCTGGCGATGCACCTGACATTGTTAAAGGTGACATTATCTATCTAGAAGAAGATGATGTAGAAATTACTTCTTCTACTGATACAGCTAGTGGTCTGACATCTGGTAGTATTAGTTTACAACTACCAACAACATACTTTGGTAATATTCCTACTAATGGAACATTCCCCAAACTTAAGTTGACTGCAACTTTAGAAGTATCTAATGCAAAACCAAGACTTAAGACTGTAGTTAGAAATAAGAGAATTACAGTTACATCTGCTGGTGACCGTGTTGTACCTCTAAGAGGAACAGATTATGACACAGAGGTTGTAGAAATTCTATCATACTCTGATGCATTTAAACTAAGATATGTTTATGAAGGAACTTCCTCACAACCACCTCAGATTGATACTGCTGGTAATTTGATTTCTGGTACTGATGTAACATCAAGATATACATTTGATGATGGTCAGAGAGATACAATCTATGATGTTTCTCGTATTGTTCTAAAACCTGGTTTTGAAGAAACAACTGGTCAACTTGTAATCGCTTTCGATTACTTTGAGCATTCACAAGGTGATTTTTGTACTATCGATAGCTACTTGCATGAAGCAGGTGTTGGTGAAGATGAAATTCCTTCTTTCAATTCTTCTGTTCTTGGTATCACAGAACTCAAGAATGTTCTTGACTTTAGACCGAAGGTAGATAGCAGTGCTATCATTCCTGGTTTCCTTGATACATCTACACTAGAAAGAACTGAAGGATCATTCTCTGGTGCTGGTGCTGTTATTTCTGCAAGTCCTGCTCCTGATTTAAACCTAGAGTTTACATTCTCCTTTAGTCAAAAACAATACTTAGATCGTATTGATGGTATCTTCTTAGATCAGAATGGAGACTTTATTGTTAAGGAAGGTAATTCATCTCTTAACCCAACTAAACCAGATCCAATTGAAGATGCTGTACCTCTCTTCTATGCATATATTCCTGCATTTACTAAGACAAGTAAAGATGTAAGAATTACTCCTGTTGATAACCGTCGTTACACTATGCGTGACATCGGTAAACTAGAGAAGCGTATTGAACGTCTTGAGTATTACACTACACTTAGCATCTTAGAGCAACAAGCTCTTAATATGCAAGTTAAAGATGATATTGGACTTGATAGATTTAAGTGTGGTTTCTTTGTTGATAACTTTGAAGCACATAGAATTGGTAATCTTTCTTCTCTTGATTATAGATGTGCAGTGGACAGTCAGCAAAGTGTCCTACGTCCTCAAGCAAAAGAAGATTCTGTTAATCTTGTAGAAGTTAATACTAGAGAAGATCAAAGATCTGTTGCTGGATATCAAAAAACTGGAAACATGGTAACCTTACCATATTCTCCACTATCTCTACTAGGAAATAATTTTGCTTCTGGAAAATTAAATCCAAATCCATTTGTTGTTCTTCAGTATGTTGGTGATAGTGAACTAACACCAGCTATTGATCAATGGTATGATCAACACGAAGAACCTGTAGTTGTTGACACAAATACAGATCTATTCAATATTTTCTTAGCTAAGGAAAATGTAAAAGAAAGTTTCTCAAGTCTTTATAACTCTTTTGTAGTTAACTGGGTTGGAACATCCTCTACATTTACTGCAATCAATTCTCTTGGTGGAGTCAATTCTCAAATTGCAACTACCACTGTAACATCAGCATCTGTTGGTAGTTCTTCTAATATTAGTCCTCAGAATAATGATGTAGGAAAAGGTGTACAAACCAAAACTGTTGGAGACAATACTGTTTCTACTTCACTAGCTTTCTACACTAGAAGTCTTCCTGTTAAATTTAAAGTTAGTAGAATGAAACCCAACACTAGGATCTATGTGTTCCTAGAAGGTAGAGATATTTCTCGTTGGGTTAATCCTGATTTAAGATTTACTGGTATTGCTGGTAATTCATTGTCTGCATTTAATGGTGAAGTTACTACAGATGAATATGGTAACGCATCTGGTTTAATTGTTGTTCCTGCTGGTAAACCTCCAGCACAAAATGCTACATGGAACGGAGATGTTGATACTCTATCGTATGATGAAGATGCAGAAGAGTTGAACTTCACTACTGGCGAACTAACATTTAGATTCACTTCTAGTGCAACTAACGAATCAAAACTAGGTGTAGATTCTTACAGTGAAGTTAAGTATTATGCTACTGGTATTTTACCAGAAAATCCTTCTAGCATTGTATCTACAAAACCATCAGTCTTTAAATCTAATGAAGGTGTTCAGTTTATTGAAAGTAATACTGACAATCCTATTAGACCAAATCCACTTGCCCAAACATTTAAGATTGAGAATTTAGATGGTGGTTGTTTTGTAACTGGTGTTGATCTCTACTTTAATAAGAAGAGTACAAATATTCCAGTTAAGACATATATTACTAATGTTGATGCAGAAAAACCTGCTAAGAACATTGTTCCTGGATCTGAGAAGACTCTATCTCCAAATACTTTCCTTAAGTGTTTTGCTAGTGGCAATATGTCAGTTATTAGAGGAGAGAGTGTAACTGGTGCATCTTCTGCTGCTTCAGGTCCTATCCTCTCAATTTTTGATAAAAACAATGTAGAACTAGTAGCTACTGCATCTGGTAGATATAGTCTTACAAACGAACAGGTTTATACTGTTGTTCTTAGCAACCACAATGGTAAATCTTTTATTCCAAATGAAGATCTAATTATTCCATCTGTAACTGTCTCTAATGCAACAGATGCTACAGATTTCGTTCTTGCTATTGCAAAAGATAGTGGTAAGTTATCTGATATTAGAGTTACAAATCCAGGTCTTAACTATGACAGCGCAATCATCAGTATTGAAAGTCCACAACTTCCTGGCGGTTCTACTGCAACTGCAAGAATTGAAGTATCAGGTGGAAAGATTTATAACGCTGAAATTTCTCTTTCTGGTTTTGGATACACAGAAGCACCTTCTGTTGTTATCAAAGGTGTTGGTAATGGTGCTGGAGGATGTGAAATTCAAACATTCATTGAGATTGATACTCCCGCAGTTAGAATGGGTGTAGCTACTGATCAAGTTGGAGTTACAGAATCTACAACACCTTCACACTTTGCATTTGATTATCCTGTATATCTACAGAATGATACAGAATATGCACTTGTAATTGAGACAGATTCTATTGATTATGAATTGTGGTCTTCTAAGTTAGGTGCAACCGACATTGCTACAAGTACGGTCATCACAACTCAACCATCTCTAGGTTCGGTATTCCGTTCCCAGAATACCGAAAGTTGGACTGAAGATATCTTTGAAGATCTTAAGTTCACTATGTATCGTGCTGAGTTTAATACTGCAAGACCTGCAGAACTTCTAGTTAAGAATAGTAGTCTTGGTTATGAACTTCTCGATGAAAATCCATTCGAGACAAATGCTAGTGCTAATACTAATTCCACTTCTAAGCTATTCAAGAATAATAACTCTATTGTTAAAGTAAATCATAGAGATCATGGATTTGAAGATAGTGGTAAATCGTATGTGTTCTATAGAACTGCATTAGAAACAGGTGGTATTACATCATCTATTCTAAACAGCACATTGTTCCAAGTATCTAACTCTGGTATTGATTCATATAATATTACTTCCAGTTCTCAAGCTGCTGGTAATTCTATTGGTGGTGGAGATGTGGTATACGCATCTACAAATAGAAAGTATGAAATTCTATATCCACAAGTTTCATATCTATCATTTGCAGGAACTACTTTATTAACAGAAGTTAAAACAACTGATGTTGTTCCAGTAGATTCTAAAACAACTAATTACACTTCTTACTCTCAATCTGAGTATGAAAAAACATTCTTAAATGAACCACATTACTTTACTAATCAAAAATTCATTGCATCTAGTATCAATGAAACTTTGAACAGTGTATCTCAGTCACTTACATATAAGATGAATCTATCGTCTACTGTGTCTCATTTAAGTCCAATTATTGATCTTTCAAGTGCTACTGTTAAAACAGTATCAAATAGAATTGAAAATGCTGGTGGTCAGGAAGACAGATTTGGAAGAAGAGATCAAGTTATTGAATTCTTCCCAGTTTACCAATTTAATCTTGCTGGTAACGGTGCCACAGATTTACAAGCTGATCAAACAATCAAAGGAGTTACTACTAAAGCAGTAGGAACTATTGCTAGAGTTAATGGTCAAATTGTATATGTAAGAGTTAAAACAAGTCAATTCTTCCAAAAAGGAGAAACTGTAACTTTAGGAAATCAATTGGGTCTTACTGCAGTAACAGTAGATTCAAATCCATCTCAAGTTCTAGCAAGTATTGCAGATGCTGCAACTATCGTAGCACGTAATCCATCGGTTATGCTTGAGACATATGATAACATTATTACTGGTAAAGCAACAATCTGGAATAGTAAAACACAGAAGCTAACTTTAAGAGTTGATGTTAATCCCATCAACGATGATTACAATGGTAGAATTATCGATAATGTTCTGTATAACAGAAATGCTGTTGTTGCAGATCAACTTGCTGATATCTTCCGCGTAGGAGACTTTGTTAAGTATCCAAATCAACCAGACGAAGAAAAGGCATATCTTGAAGTTGGTAAAGTAACTTACACCAATGGTTTAGATTTCGTTGCTGAAGATACATCTAAGAATGGATCTGCTGCTGCCAAGTATGTAACTAAGGAAGTTTCTATTACAAGTCCAGCTACTGCAATTGATGTACATCTACTTGCAAATGTAAGAGACATCTCTAACTTAGAAGTATTCTATAAATTTAAGAAAGCATCTAGTCAAGAGAACTTTGATGATATTGATTGGATCTACTTTAATACAGAAGGAGAACCAGACACATATGAAATTGCAACTAGCGAGAATACAATTTCAGGGATTGTAGAGAAACAATCTGCATACCAAGATCTTAAATATACTGCATCAAATCTACCAGAATATTCATCTTTCGCAATCAAAATTGTGATGAAAGGGGTAGATCCAGCGTATGTTCCTAAGATTCAAGACATTCGTGCTGTTGCTGCATTCTAATTTCCGCATATGGACTTTGTTAAAGTTGATGGACATGATGGTCTCGTAAGAGACCAAAACACTGGTGCCATCTTAAATTTGGACGATTCTGCTATAGCTGCAAGGAGAAAATCTATGCAGCTAAGTTCCGCATTGGACGACATAAATACATTGAAGAATGAAGTCTCTGAACTCAAATCACTACTGCACGGATTAATAAAAAATGCCAGCAATTAACGTAGCTAAGACGGACACCTTTGAGTCTCAAAGGCAGAAGATCAATCAAATTAGCACAGCACTTTTCAACGTCACATCTGGTGGTAGTGACCTATCCACTGGTAACTTACAACTAGGAGATGGACTAGTTGGAAATCCGTCACTTAAGTTTAGTACGGACACACAATTAGGTATCTACAAAGCTGGTATAAAGACTCTAGGATTTGTCAATAGCGGTAAGAAAACTATTGACTTTAAGTTATCAGAACTTACAGCATATCAAGATTTTAATATACAACAAAGAAAACTAGCACAGTCTCTAGTTACTATTGTAAGTGGTGGTAGTGGATACGATGCTGGTACATATACTGAAGTTCCTCTAATTGGTGGTACTGGACAAAACGCTACAGCAGATTTTGAGATCTTAACGTTTGATGGTTCTGTTACTACTACAGGTTCTGGTTATACACCTGGCGATTACTTAACAATTCCTCTGGAAGGCGGTAATGGTACTGGAGCAACTTGTAGTTTTACTATTACTGCTCTAGAAGGTACTCTTACAACTGCTGGTTCTGCTTATTTTCCAGGAAATTACAGTGGAGTTGCCCTCACAGGGGGTAATGGTTCTAATGCTACTGCAGACATTGTAATTTCTGGTACATCAACTCCATCAGGAACTATCACCCAAGCTGGTAGTGGATATACAGATGGTGTTTATTCACAGGTTCAAACATTTAACGAACCAGTACAAACATTTGTTGTTACATCTGTAACTAACCCTAACGCTGGTCAACCAGGACAACCAAATTTCATTTACAACATTGATGGTGCTGATCAACCTCAACTAACATTAGACATTGGTAACACCTATAGATTTGATCTTTCAGATTCTTCTATCCAAGGTGCTAATCCAGGTCAAGCAGGAAGTGATCATAGAATGACCTTCCAACTTGCTAATGGACAGTCTATTGACTTCCAAGACAAGTTTGAATTCTTTACTGCTGGTACTTACGGATTTCCTGGATGCTTTACTGATGTTGTAATGAAGACTGATTGCAACACAGGCACTCAGATTGTTCGTTATGATTGTGCAAACCATCCTGGCATGGGTCCTGCTGGTGGTAGTATAACCCTACAAGACACATCAACATACACTTACTATGGTTGGCAAGGTTTCGTTGATGTCACTGTCTCAGGCGGTGTGGTTAGTGATGTTGTTTGGAATAATCCAGGCGTAGATTATAAAAATGGAGACGAATTACAACTTCCATTCGTAAATATTGGTGGAACAGGATCTGGTTTCCTTTACACCGTAGCTAACGTAGTAAACACAGGTGTAGTTACTACAGTAACCATTGTTAATAGTGGTACTGGTTATCAAGTTGGTGACGTACTTAGCGTAGCTGATTCTAGCGTAGGAAGTGGTGGTGGATCTGGTTTTCAGTTTACAGTTGATAATGTTCCTGGTGATCTTATCAACTTTGTTCTTAATGAAAGAGGATCTGGATATCAGGTTGGTGATGTATTAGGATTACCTAAACAAATTTCTAACGTATCTGTATATCTACCTGGCGAATCACCATCCTTTGCTACAACTTTAAGTACAGGTAGTGCTCAAGTTACTATCTCAGACACATCTAGTCTTGTAGTAGGTCTAAACGTACAACAGGGTGCTGGTGATACTGGAAGTTTGGATCAGGCAACTACTATCGCATCGATTGATAGTGCAACACAATTAACACTATCAGCAAATCCACTCGTAGATGGTGCAGCTAATCTAACGTTCTCTACAACTGCTACCAATGAGGTTACTTTAGCAGATACAACAGGACTTTCTATTGGATATAGAGTAGAGAAAGTAAGTGGTACAGGTGTACTAGCAGCAGATACAACTGTTGCTAACGTTGATAGCACGACATTAATTACTCTTTCTGATATACCAACTGCACTAGGACCTACCGTTATTAATTTTGTTCCTGCATTTGGTGATCCTGCAACTGATTTTGAATATACAATTGACACTCTTGGTGAATTAGGTAGCTTTACTTTAGTTAATGTAGGTAATGGTTATTCACCTGATGATGAATTTACTGTAAATGCTGCTGATCTCACACAACCAATTACATATCCTGTAACATCTAAGGATGTTCAAAGAATTACTTTAGTACAAACTGTCTCTGGTGGAACTATTACTACCAGTGATACAATCTCAACCTTAGCTGGTGACATCACAAACATCTCCTTTACAGGTGGTGACACTACTCCAACTGTAACTGGTCCTCTTTCTTGTAACTGTGTACAAGGAGACTTTACCGCAACTCTTGCAGACACTACTGGTATTAGTGTTGGAGACTTAGTATCAGAAAGTTTAAGTGGTAACCTTGCAATTGACGTTACTGTTGCATCTGTTGATAGTGCAACTCAAGTAACATTATCTGCAGCATTCTTAAGCACTGCAACTATCGACCTAACATTTACATCAGACGAAGCAGGATCATTTACTGGAGTTGCATCAACAACCACTGGAAATGGTGCTAATGCAACATTTGATGTTACCAGAAATGCAGATGGTACTATCGCAACAGTTACAGTTAACGTTGGCGGTGCTGGATATGCCGATGCTGATACTCTAACGATTGCTGGTAACTTGGTTGGTGGAGCTACTCCTGCAGATGACATTACAGTTACTGCTGACACCACAAATGCTTCGGTAGATATTGTTATTCTAGATGTTGGTCTAGACGGCAGCGGAAATATTTCATCTATCCTTCTAGAGCAAGATCAAGCTAATCTTCTTTCTTCTAGTGACACAATTATTAAGACTGGAGCTGCAGGAACTCAATATACTGTTGATGCTGCTGGAACTCTAGCATATAGATTCTATATTGATACTGGATCTGGTGCTGTTTTAACACCAACATTTACAATGTATGTTGGTAGCACATATAGATTTGATATTAGTGACAACAGCATGTCTGGTCACCAATTCAGTTTCTCTGAATTTAGAGATGGTTTCTATTCTCCAAGTTTAGTTGAGAATCTAACCACAACTCTAGATGTAGCAAGTTATACAGTAACGCTAACATCTACAACAGGTATTAGTGCAGGAATGCTTGTCACTGTTTCTGCTGGAGATGGTGTTGTACTTTCAGACACAAGAGTTGCAAGTGTTGACAGTGCTACTCAAATTACTCTAGACAAACTACCATCTACAGGTGGTGCTGCTACACTAACCATCTCTGGTGTTGAATTCACTGACGGTGTACAAAGAGGTGCTGATTACGTTGATATTACTGTCACATCCGCAACACCAAACCTCTACTACTTCTGTGCTTCTGGAGATGGTCATGAAGATGAGGGTGGTGAGGATAATCAAGAAGCATTGATTACTATCGATCCTAATAACCCCAAAGTATTTGGTAGTGGATTACTTCTAAGAGCTACAGATATTTCTTCTGTAAATATTGTCACAATGGAAGTCCTCACTGGTGAGGTAACTGTTGCTGATATCAAATCCACTGAAGGTACTATTGATACTCTCAGTGCTCCCGATCTTTCTTCTGACACCATTACAGCAACCACAAGTGTTAGCACTCCATTGGTTACTTCTGCTGCTGCTCTTACTCTGACAGGAACCTCTGTAGAATCTACTGGAGATTTCACAGTTGGTGGATTAACTGTTACTCAAGCAGATGGTAATGTTGTTACTACTGGTGAACTTAAGACTACAGATAAATTAAATGTCAATGACAAGATAAGCATCGAGAATAATATTATTTCTACTGATGCTGGTAGTGACTTAGTTCTAACCGCACCTACTGGTAAAGTTACAAAGGTTACTGGTTTTGGTTCTATCAACATTCCTGCTGGTACAACTGCACAACGTCCTGGCGCAGCTGCTGCAGAAAATGGATCTATTAGATATAACACAGATAGTAATCAATATGAAGGTTATAGTGCTTCTTCATCTTCTTGGTCTTCTCTTGGTGGTATTAGAGACCTAGATGGTAACACATACATCACTGCAGAACTTTCTATTGGTGCTAACGATAACACACTTTGGTTCTACAATGATGGATCTAATAGTGTTAAGTTTACACCAAACGCATTAGAGTTTAGAACTAACAAGACCATTAAGTCTGCTAACACTTCTGCTCCTGCATTTACTGAGTGGATTGCAAATGCTCCTGTTCTAGTTGGTGCATATCTAAAACATAAGAACAATCTATATGAGGTTACAGTAGCAGGTAACACAGCTACAAGTGGTAACGAACCTACACATACAAGTGGTGCTGCAACTAATGGCAGTTGCACATTAACTTTCTGGGGTCTTGCAGTTGCACCTTTAACATTTGTTGACGTTGAAGAAATTAGATTAGATCCATTAGGTTCTTCTCCTTTAGTAATTAACGGAGACTTAAGACTAAGAGATAATATTATTAGTACAGATCTCAATGATTTAACTTTCCAACCTAATGCTGGTAAGAAAATCATATGTAATACAAATACTAGTTTAGCAATTCCATCTGGTACTGATGCTGAAAGAGGTGCAGTAATTCAGGGTGGTATCAGATTTAATACAGACGCTGGTCAGTTTGAAGGATACGACGGAGCTAACTGGGGTTCTCTTGGTGGTGTTAAAGACGTTGATCAAAACACATACATCATTCCAGAAACTGCACCTGGCGCAAATGAAAACATCTTGTACTTCTACAATGATGGAACTAACACGATGCGTCTTACTGCATCTGCACTTGAGTTCTACTCTGTAGATACTATCATCTCTAGCTCATCTAGTGAGTTTGAGATTACAGCAAGCTTGATGACATTTGATAATGCTGAAACAACTCTTGACAATACTCAAGCAGATAGAACATTCTTACATACCAGTAAGCAATACTTTGATCTAGGTCTTTCTGGTGGTTTATCAGTTGACCCAGTTCTCAGACTTGATAATCAAGGCGATGTTTACTTCAATACCACGTTTGGTACAGGTAACTTTACTGGCGTCAAAGTTTTTGATGGAGATCTTAAAGAGTTTGAACTCGCAGATACTAAGATTCTAACAGAAAAAGTAACCTTAACAAAAGGTTCTGCAAACACAGGTGGATCTGATATTTACGATGCTGCATCCGCAGTAGGAGCTAAGACAGTTGTAGTTGCAGAAAACTTAAATAACAATGATAGAGAATTCTTTGAGTTTGGTATTATAGATAATGGAACAGACATTTTCCATACAGAGTATGGTAATGTCAGAACAGGGCAACAATTAATTGTTCCCACTTTTGAAAGAACAGTTGGCAACCTAGCTAGAATCAATTTTGAAGTTGGTGCAGACCTTACTGCTGGTCATCAAATCGAGATCACTATCGTATCTACCGTTACTAAAAAATAAAAATGGCAACTACAACAGAAAAATTTGATTCTAAAGGTGGGTTTGCCATCGGCAAAACTGTCATTGTTGATGAGGATAGAAATGCAAAAGATTTCAATACTTTAGAAGTAAAGAATAGACATTTTACCGATAGTTCACAAACTCGTTATATTTTAAGAGGTCTTAATACCTCTACGCTTGACTTGGATGGATTAGGAACAAAAATTCCTATTGCAAATTCTACTCTAAATTTTGTCACAGGAAACATTATTGCAGTTAATGATTCAGGAACTGTATATGCTGTTAAGTTTGAGACTGCTGTCTCATGTGACGGATCAGGAAATGTAAATATTATGTCTAGT